TTGCCACAGTTACAACCGCCATTGTTACAACCATTATTGTTGCAAGTAAATATTGGTGTTCTGCCATATACTGGTGTTGTTGGAACAGGGCAAGAATTCAAACGATTATACAAAGCGTCTACTTCATTTGCAAAGCCTTGTGTAATAAGAGCATTTTGTGCGGTCTGTGAAGCTTGTCCTCTTGCATATAAGTTTTCTTGTCTTAATTGGTCGATAAGGTCGTTTTTAGCTTCTAATTGGCTCTTTACATTGTCTAACTCTAATTGACAGAGCTTGTCAAGAATAGCTTGTGTATTTGCTGTTGCATTCGTGATTATATCTCTTGTGTTGTTAGCATTAGCAAATCTTGTAGCATTTCCTTCATTCTGTACAACGTTTTGTGTTTGGCAAGTTGCTAACCTATTGTCGCAGCAGCACTGTGCTAATTGACCTTGTAAACCATTAAAGCCTTGAAGTGTTGCTATTTGGTTGTTGAAGTTTTGGTTCATATCGGCTATTTGTCTTGCATTAGCAGATATTTCAGCATTTGAGAAGCCTCCATTAATTGCACTAACTATACTTGCTGTGTTTCCACATAATGCTGTTTGTAGGTTTCCAATTCCATCTCTAACACCTTCAATTTGGTTGCTTAAATGTAATGTGTCAAAGCCGTTATTTGTGTTTTGCATAATGTCGAATTGACCATTAGCTAACCAAGGATAGTACATATTCATACCTCCAAATCCTCCAAAGCCTCCCATGCCGAAGCCACCAAAGCCTCCGCTGAAAGCTAGTAATAACAACAAAATCCACCAGCCGTTATCGCCGAAACCATCGTTATTATTGCCTTGTAGGGTAGCGGTTAGTGGTAATGATACTGTGTTGTCGTAGTTCATATTTTACCCTCCTTATTGTTATTTATATAAATTGTTGCAACATAATTTATATCTACTTAAACATATTTCTTACCCTTGCGTATTCCTCATCAAAGTCTTTGCCTCTTTCTTTATAAAAATTCCTAGCAAATTGCTCTACACCTTTTGTATCGCCTTTCTTTTGCATTTCAATTAAGTTTTTAAACATCGGATTGTTACCAGCCAACTTCGTTACTATTGTTTCAGGTGTAAAACCTTGCGAAAAATAATTTTTAATTACTTTTGTAATATCCATTTTTTATTTCTCCTTTTTATCCTTAATGTCGTCTGTAAGGTCTTCTAACTTGCGTTTAATGGTTTTTATTTCTTCTTTCATGTCTTTTATCTCTTTGTTGTTTAAATTTTTAACTTTTTCTTCTAAATCTTCTTCAGTTATGTATTTAGGCTCTTGAACATTAGTATCTTCGGTAATAGGCTTATAAACTATCATTTTACTTGTTCCATCTTGCATAAGTTGTTTTGTTACTATTGCCGTTCCGTTAGTCAATGGGAAATAACTTACAGTTCCGTCCAAAGGTATCTCGGTTGCTTTCACTACCTCCATACTATCTACTGTTTTTCCCTGTAACTGATTAGCCATTTGCTGATATTGTGGTGCGTAAGTTTGTGGATAAGTCGGTTGGTAGTTAGGTAGATATTGTTTCATAGGTGGTACAAAATAAGGGTTGTAATTATTCATAATTCTCCTCCTCCATATCCCTTAATAGTTCGTCATATTCTCCACATGACCGCCTTAGGTTGATTATTTTTATTGCTTCTTTGTTATTCACTTGATAATATTCCATTACTTTATCTATTACGTTCTCCATAATTTAATTTTAAAATAAAAAAGGCACCTTTGAAATCAACCAAAAGTGCCTTAAAAGTACCCTAAAAGTACCTTATTTTATTCTCCTCTCTATTCTAACCCCTCGCTTTGTTTATATGGCAAAGCAAATGTATCTCTCACTTTTATTATTATATAAGGGGAACTATAATAATCAAAATGTATTGTTAATTCGTTTATTTTGCTAGCATCTAATACTTTACCATTTATTTTAAATGTTTTTTTACCTTTTTCTACATCATTTTGATACTCAAAACTTATAACCTCTGGATTATTTATTATTTTTTCTTCCATTTTTTATTCTCCTCTCTAATCGCCGAGTAACTTAATTATTTTTATTATGCCTCTTTCTAGACTAACTTTTTCATCTGATATTTTATCTATCTCGCTTTTATAAAATTCTATTGTTTCATCTCTTGTTGTTATTTCCATTTCTTTTGTTTTTTCACATTCTGCACATTCAGGATGTTTTCTCCCATCTGCTGGCATCCTTTCAATAGCTTCTCCCCACATATCTATTCTCCTCTCTAATTCAAGTAGTCAATGAAATGCTATAAATACGTTATTCCCAACGCACCTTCTTAAAGACGTCCTCATTAAGTCTATTGCGGGTTTCTCTACTACAAGTCAGCTGTACTTGTTTTATGTAATTTTGTTATAGCACTTCATAGACTACTTGAACTTTGTTTTTATTCCCTCTCTATTTGCAAATTACAAGCAAAAGCCCCAATACACAAAGCATCTGCTTCGTCATCTGATACATCTGTATCTACTAATTTGTTTCTCTTAACATACTCTATCGCATTTTTCTTTTGTGTTTTTCTATCTCTACCTTTTATTCCAACAACTTTACGCCATTCTGCAGGTCGTACTAGATAATACAACATATTGTAATGTACGCATAATATCTCTAACTCTACTTGTAAACCAGCCAGTATTTTAGTTGTTTTTGCGTTCCTTGTTACAGATAAATCTTCTATTACTACTAATTCGGGTTTCCATAACCTCATTAGCTCTTTTATTTCGTTTCTTATTGCCATTATTCTTTTAATAGGGTCTTTAACTTTAGGCTGTATTGTGCCATAATCTTCTGCATATTCTGTATCTGTATTATATATACACCAACCTGTTGAAGTTGTAGAAGGATCTATCGCAAGTGTTATCATATTAACCCTCCTTTAGTAAACTCTTATTTGTTAATTTACTATAATCAGGTGGATACTTTTGTAAATCCTCTTTGAATTGCTGTACTGTTTTGAAAAACTTACACTTATCACACGTTTTAGATGTCAATATAAGACATCTACCGTTAATACCACATTGTCTAAATGCAAAACAATTTTCTTTATTTATCATTTGTTTTCCCTCCCTTGCATATTAAAGCTATATCATACTTCATATTGCAACTATCACATATTTTTTTATTTCCCTCTGTTTTTAATTCGTTTTTACATTGAGGGCATATTTTTGCATATTGTGTTAAGAAATACATTTTGCCATAACCCCTTCCACCTTTTAATCTTGTGTAACCCAAAAATAATAATTCAAATTAGATATAAAAGCATCTAAATCAACAAAATCATTTTCCCACTTTGGAGTTGTATACCTAGTTGTAAAAACAAATTTAGCTCTGTTTTCATCATCTACTTTTATGCCTTTTTCAAATTCGGTTTGAGATAAATTTAACTCTTGAAATTCAAGTATTGGCATAAGCATTTGGCTAAAAAACTCTTTAATTACTTTATTTTCTTGCTCTTTCGGTATTTCAAGCTCAAAATATCTCATATCTCCTAATATTTGTGCATTAGTTTCAATATATTCTTTTACTTTTTTAAGTATAACATCTGCTTTTCTTGGTTGGCAATTTGGTGCTTGTGCGTATAACTGCCCTGCTATTAAACGCATAATCGTTTTTTCTGTTATTATCACTCTTATTCCTCCTTAAGCTTATTTATATCTTCTTCAGGATAACCTGTAAGTACAGATATTTCTTTTATACTCCAGCCTTGTTTATTAAATTCTTCTATCATGTTATATATATCATCCATTATTGTTTTGCCTCCTGTTCTAAATATTTTTTAATCCCAACTTCACATATTTTGTCTTCGCATTCGCTCTTTTTATATGCGCAAAACTCACATGTACTTCGATGTATATCTAAAATTTTAGTTATTAAATCATTTTTAAACCATGTTTCTATATTTACACCATCTAAATATACATACAAGTTTTCTAAAAATTCGGCAAATTCTTTTTCGTTCATTCCTTCAATTACATTTTTCAACTCATTATACTTTGTTTCTATCCTTCCTAAAATATCATTTTTCATTAATTCAAAATTTGTCATTTTAATTCCCCCTTATAAATAATTCCTTCCAATTTCTTTTATAAATTGCTCTCTAGTTCCTATGTGTTCTTCATAATACTTTTGTGCTTGTTGTTTTAATACTAAATCCATTTCTCTATTATTATGAACACATTTCATACCTAAATTATGGTGATAGCAACAAAGCCAAACTGTTAAGTCATACTTTTCAGATATTTTCCTGTTAGCAAACCCAAAAAATATGTGGTGGCGGTGGAGGTTTTGTGTGTTGTGGCAAAAATAACAACGTTTATCTTCTACTATAATATTATTCTACCCCATCTTAATACTTGAGGTGGCTCGTTTTGTATATCAAATATATCAGCATATCCCGCTTCTATTATTTCTTTGGCTCTTTCTTCATCGACTATGCACAATCCACCTGCCCTAATTAATTTTTCTAGCTGTATATCCGCATAATCTTTTTTAGCTTTTATTATTACATTCATATTTACCCCTCCATAAACTTTGTATTTCCGTATTCTTGTTTCCATTGCTCTTGTAATACCTTTATTTGCAACTTTATAGAATTAATTGCCTCTTTATTTGCGTCATATACTGCCTCTTTTATATCTCTATTTGCTCTTAAAGTAGCAATATCTTCATTACCATATACTACCAAAGGGATTAGAGTGACTGCCATGCCACTATCCCTTAATCTTAATACTTCTTTCTTTAGTGCTATCTTGTACTCACGTTCAGCATTTGCGTAATCTGTTCCTGCTTTTCGTAAGTTTTTTACACTTGCATCTAACTCTTGTATTTTACTCTCTATCTCTTGCCAAAGTTCCATGTTATCCTCCATAATATTCTCTATATTCTTTTTCTTCATTCTCTCGTATATCTTGTATTGGATCTAATTCTTTAGCTAATTCTTTTCTTCTAGCTCTTGTTATAGCCTCAAAACTAGGTAGATTAAATGTTTGTGCGTGTTCTAGTACATACAAGAATGATACTGTTTGTGTCCTATAACTCATTTTCTTAATGACTTGTGCTATTAAGTACCAGTCATCTTCTCTTGCTCTTTCATCATTTTGCAAAATTTCTTTAACATATTTTGTTATGTTTTTATTCATTTGTATTCCCCCTTTTTATTTTACATCTTCGCCCCATACAAATACACGTTTCATGTTACACATAATAGAAATATCTTTTATTTTCTTATCTTCTATTTTTATTTTCTCTACTTCAAACTTATCATTGCAAGTATATTTAGGTTTCCCATCTGTTCCTGTATAGGTTTTAATATTACATTTTTCAGCAGGTATCCATATAAACGGAGATGTATATAGTTCTACTCCTATTCCCCACTTAAAACCTGCTCTCTTAAACGCATCTGATGCCTCGCCTTTTTCTTTATCCCCAAAAGCACTCTCAACTCCACAATCCCATTTTGTTATCCATTGTTGCTTTTTATCGTCCCATACAGATATGCCACAATACATATTGCCTTTTATTTCTTTATACTCACATTGCCAATTCATAGTTCCAAATGTTTCGTCTAATATTCCCATATCTGTTCTTGCTGTTTTATAAAGTAACAAAGCTAGTCCATTCTCTTTTATAATTGATACTTTACATTCAATTTCATCTTCTTTTAAATCTCTAATCATTTTTATCCCTCTTTTCTTTACAATTTCATTTTGCTATCTCTTTCTTTTTCTTCTTTTTTCCCTATAAATGCGTCTGTATTATCTACTATTAATCCGCACATTCTTTTTAAATACTGGTCATACTGCCACATGCCCCTGTCCAATATTCCTCTTATTCTCTCTAACTCGCCCCATATACCAAATATTAAGGCTGTTAGTAAGAAGAAATATCCTCCTATTGCTAAAATTTTAATCATTTTTCATTCCTCCTTTAATTGTATTTTATACTAAAAACTCATGAAAGTCAATAGTTTTGTATAAAATAGTACAAAAGACCTATACCATTATTATTTCTATTATTAGCATAAACATAACCCCAACTAAAGATAACATAGTAACTTTATAATATAAATCATATGTAGTAACAAATACCCACATAAGTGCAAAAATCATTGTTAATAACAACGTTATCAATAAAATTTTCTCAAAAATAATCATTTTTATCCCTCCTATAAACCTAATTCTTCTAAAGTGTAAAATCTAGCTGTGTCCATACCTTTATACATTGTACCTGTTTGGAAACTTGGGAATATAAGATAATCTTCAATAAGATAATCTTCATTTCTTTGTTTAGTCCAAGCCTCCATAGTAATACTAACCCATTCTTCTTCAGAATTTTCTTCTTTCATAATATATTTTATTTTATCTCTAAACGGTTTTATAACAGCTGATAGATATTCTCTTTCTTTATCTGTTAATATTTGTGGCTTATACTCTTTCTTTAACCATTCTTTACAGTCCGCACAAGTTATTTTGCACATTTCCTCTTGCCTTAATTTGTGAACTGCATCGCAAAACGGATTAGTATATTCTCTAATTTCTTCAATATCCATTATTTCCTTTAATCTATCCCAATTTGTCATTTTTATTCCCCCTTTTTCCAATTATACTTATTACTCATATACTGCCCTAGATTATTTAAATATTCTTCATAAGGTAAATCTTTTATACTTTCTTTGTATTCTTCTAAAGTTATGTCTAATTCTTCCATTTTTTATCACTCCTAAAACTTATATATCACTTTTTCTTTGTAAACTGTTTGCACTAATTCTGCTTTTTTGTAATTCTCTGTTTTGAGCTTTTCTTTGGCTATTTGTATGGCTTCTTCTTCATTTTCCGCTGATATATTGATGTGCAAATATCCTTGTTCTCTTTCTTCTTTTTTAAATTTTAAATCATAAATCATTTTTTATCACTCCTTTTATGTTTAACTTTTGTTTAACATATGTTTTTAATCTTTTATTCCATACTTTTCTTTTTCTTCTAAAGTAGCAGGTCTTACAATACATTTAGGTTCTTTATATTTCTTCTTTTTCCGACACTTTAATTTTTTATTGTAAATATCTGTTACAACACTATTAGAAGATATATCTCCAAAATTTCTATAATAATTCATATTATCACCTCTTTTTTAAAATCTTTTAAACCTGGCTCTGAAAAAGAAAAAGAAAAATAAACAACACGTAAGAAACAAAAAGAATAAGAAAAAGAAACCCCTTAAAGAAAATGTATTCTTCGTTATTCAACCAATAACAAAAAGTCCCTGTTTCCAGCTTTGACCTCGCAAGTTAGTATATGGTGGTTGATTATCCATTGTTCGCTTGAAAAGTTGTAATAAAAAAGCCACTCAAGATTAAGTTCGTGGCATAATCTTGAGCGACTTCTCATTGACTATCAGTATGTAGGCTATTAGCACCACGAACACTAATAGTCAATTTGTATTTATCTAATTTACATTAGAAAAGTGTCAAAAAAGCAGTTTTCCTTTCGACATTATTTATTTTAAAACACTTTCTCATAAAAGTCAATACTTTTTTTATAAAAAATATACTAAATAATTTTTGCATCGTTTCAGAGTATATTTAAGACGTAAATTTAGTATAAGTTTTAGGGGGGGTACGGGGTTATACAGAATTTAAATTCAAAAGTAGTATAATTACTATACCTTAAAATTTTATTCTTCAGAAATGCCGTTTCCCGATATCCTACGAAGCTCACCGATTAAAAGTGGTCGTGATAACGTTTTTGATATTTTTACTTTATCTGAAAATGGTATTACCCAAGTAGCACTTACTATTTCATTTTTAATCTTATCTGTTATAGTAGGCTCTCCAATTTTCTTTAATAATCTTTCATACACTTGTTTCCTTGTAGTGTAAAGTTTTACTTGACCTTCATAATAGTCAATTAAAAAGTGTGTTTCTTGTTCTTGCACGTCATTTAATGCAAATTTTTCCATGTTTTTCTCCTAACTATAAAAAGCCTTTAATATATTAGTAAATGGTTGAGGCACTTACTGTTAATATACTAAAGGCATTTTATCTTATATATTGGCAAGTCCTCAACTCTTGCATAGTTATTTTATCATATTATTGGAAATAAATCAATACAAAAAGAGTGATACTCCATAAAGTACCACCCTTCTTGCAAAAGAGGTTTTAATGAAAAATTAGTTTATTAGTGTGCGTATGCACTTGGTGTAAACTTTTTTAGCGAACTTTTTAAGTCCATATACTGACATATCAAGTTCTTCTGCAATTTCTTCATAAGTCAAGCCTTCATTTCTTAAATCAAAAAATTGTCTTTCTTTCGGTTTAAGATTAGCTTTTTCATATATTAGATCTATCTCATGTTGAGTTAAAGCGGTTATATTGAATAACATCTAGCCACCTACTTTTTGCGTCTGTTGTATATTTTAATCTTTCTTCTAACTCGTGAAACTCTTTTTTTAACTCTAATTCGGCCCATAGTTAAAATCTCCATTCATATTTTCTCCAACATAGGCTGTATTTCCGCCATCGTTGTATACCTCATATTCTTCTACTGGTAAAGTCAAATACCATATAAATCCTGCAATAGTCAACAACCAACATATCATTAATACTACTATTAACATAGTCTTATGTTTACTTTCTCTATCTATTAGTGTAAACATATCTGTTGCTGTTAGTTTTGTGTTTTGTAAGTCGTTTAATTGTTTTTGAAGTTCAATAACTTTTTCTTCTGCCTCTGTAACCATACTAAACCCCCAATATTTTACTTATGATAAATGTTACAATAGAGGTAATAACTACTGATACAACTATCCATTTAGCGTTTTCCCACTTTGTAGCAGGTTTTTGTTGTATTAATATTGTATCTTTTTGCAACTGTTCTATACTAGACATAATAGTATCTAACTTTTGCAATATCAACTGTTGTGTTGTATCGAACTCATTAAGTAATTGACGTAGTTCTTTTAATTCAGTATTATATCCTTCTTGTACTTTCTCTATTCGGTTTATTCTATCTTTTAGGTTATCAAGTTCAATTCTAGTTAGTTCGTCCATAGTACCACCTCATATTTTTAATATAGCATGAATTGAGAAAAATGTAAATAAAATTTTCTCACTTCACTTTTTAAAGCGATAAAGAAAATTCTCCCTGTGTTTCAAGGGAGAATATATCGTGTTTGGATTTGTTTTTTAATTCTTTCATATACCGTCAAGAAGTCCATATTGCCTTGAGAATGTAACATATTAAGATAGCGGTCATGCTCATGATAACGTTTATGGCAGTCATGACAGAGAAGTCGGCAGTAGTTAACGTCCGTTGGGTATCCCCACCTTATCATTTTTACATGGTGAAGTTCTAAACTTATTCCTTTTCTACCGCATATATCACATACAGGGTTTTGCATTAACAGAATACGTTTTGCTTCTCTACTTCCACTTCTTAACTTTCTTCTTATCCTCTGACGTTCTGTAATCTTGCGTTTTTTCTTTTTAGCCATTGAAGTACCCTCCCATAGCCACGTACTTTTTTATTCACTTCCTTATTGTTCAACGTCTTACAGTCTAATTGTTTTCTGTATCTTGTGTTTCATTTTCTTCTCGATAGTCAAGAGCCTCTTTTACTAAATCAAAAACACTTTGTACGAACTCTGTTAATAGTTCAGTAGTAATAAATAACTTAAATGGCATAGGAATTATTTGTGTTAACATATCTACAACCCATTTCATTTTTTGTTTTCCTTCGCCACTTGCAAACATTTTCTCTGCTTTTACTATTAATTTAACAGTAGTGGCTTTTAAACCTTCCTTTTTTATTGATAGGCAAATATACCCTACTGCCAATATAAAACCGATTAAAAGTATCAATATACTTAAATGCGTGCCTTCCATTTTACATACCTCCTATCCTAAATTACATACTCCATCTTTGCAACCATGAGTTGGTGTTTCATAAATCTTTTTCGCTATGATGAGCAATCTTACCATGTCGTCCGAGAGGTCTAGTCCTGCACTTCCACCACGTCCGCTTAAAGCACCCATATCAATTAACTCTTGTATAGGTTGCCTTGCCCATTCAGGCATTTCTTCTACTGTTTTGTATCGCATTTCTTCCACCTCACTTTCATTCCATGTTTTCATAAAGTTTTCAGGTGTTCCGTATTGTGCTATTAGAGTTTTTGTTGAGTTATTAGGTAGATACTTAATCATTTCTACATGAGGTTTATCAACGAATGTTTTGAAATCTCCACCCCAAAACAACCTGTACTCTGTATCTTTTAGAATTGTTTTTGCTATATTGCCTACTCTCTCGAAAAAGCCATCTGTGTTATCGTACTCTTTACCTTTTACGTTCCTGCAAAAGTCAAACGATACGCCCCAACAATGGGGACTTTGATACCCTCTGCAATTAGTAACTATCTTGCCAGGTGTTGTTCTGCCTTGTGCATATAGTCGCTCCTGTTCTTCTTGCGTTCTTAATGTTTCTGTAATAAGTACAGGCAATCCTTGACGTTTACATTCGTCTAAAAACATATTACAAGCCTTTTGCATATCAGGGTGTAACTTATCTATTCCTCTCATCTCTACATCACTCCTAACTTCGGGAAATCCGCTATAATCTATTCCGTCATGTATCTCTGATATATAATCACTTATTTTAATTGTATCAGGGTCAGGCAATACGAACAACCCATATCCTGTATTCTTGTCAAATCCTTCTGTATCTAAATCAATACAGTTTGCTTTCATAAAGTGTTCCATTTCTGCTCGTGTTAATCTTCTGCCTATTTTTTCTGTAAAGAACTGTTGTACTAAAGCACACATACCAGCTATTACAGGGCTACAAAAACTTGTACCATTACAACCTAATATTTCAGCTAAAGTAACAAAGTCTAATTCCTTGCCTGTACCCGAATAAGACACTCTTGTTATTCTGTTCCAGTCATATACGCCAGTAGTTGAATAAGGTTTTGCTCCGCCAATAGCATAGTATTTATCACTTTTAATTTCTCCCTTTATCTCGCTACTTTTGTTTCCAGCAGCCCCAAAGAATATACAACCTGCGTCAATACAGTCTTGCATAGCCATTTCTTTACCTTTGTTTATTTCTCCACTAGAGCATGAAGTAGTAAATATTTGACATTTGTTTGCTATGATATAATCAGCACATTTGCTGTCGTAAGTGTTTGTTGTGAACGTTCCACTAAACGGGTAAGAAATCAATGTCGCCTCTGGTGCTACCATACGGATATGTTCCATTACAGTATCGCCATGACCACGTTTAGAATGAAATCCTTTTGGAGCAATAACATCTTCACTAGCAAGTACAAGTTCATCAGATACAATTTGTATGCCTTTTCCTTTGTATCCCGCTTTATGCCATTGCGTAATGCCTAAAAAGTCTAAAGCCTCTTCTTTGTATCCCATATCATTCTCCTTTCAATGCACTAGCTGAAATGATAAATGGAAGGTCGGCATTAGTTTGTAGTATGTTTGTTTCTCCGTTATAACTCATTGCGTTATATAAAGCATTAAGTTGTGAGATTAGTGTTGTATCTGTTATTTGTGTTGTAGTAGGAGTGACTAGTACATAATATACTGTTGTATTGTTGCTAGATAGCCATGTTTTAAATTCAGTTGAATTAGTAGCTCTGCTTTTAAGAACAGCAATATATAATGTGCTAATAGAACCAGAAGCTGTTGTTATTTTTTCTGTATCCCCAGCTACTCCATACTGAAATCTATCTGAAAATACATATGAGCCACTTAGTAAGCCATTTTCGAAATGAGAAAATACCTGAGTTAATTCTTTAGTTGTTTCGTTATTCCAATTCTCGCTACCATCTAACACTGTTTTCTTTATAGCTTTATACAAATACCAATTATCAACCCACCCATAAATATAATCTTGGTAATCTCCTGCTTTACATAGTTCCATATCCCCTTTAATTACATTTCCTCGTTCAAGTCTAACAAAATCAATGTTTGTAAGAAGATTGCAAAATCTTATATATTTTGTATTTGCAGGTGTAGTAAAAGTAGCATTAGCATCATTTTTAGACAAAAAGTTTTTGCTTGAGTTGTAATAACATATTCTAGTATATACAGTAGGTGTGTAATTAACTATATAGTTTGTACTTGCTTCTACCTCTATATAATCACTAATGAAATATCCCGTATGAGAAAAATTAGCACCGCCAGTATCTAACCTATAATTTTCTATGATATTAGTTTTAGTAAATAAATTGGTTATTGGTAATGTTATAGGATATATTTCACTTTCGCTATCTCCATCTGATACAGTAATACTATTTTCTCCCCTTACTACATTTATATCTACGGGGCTATTTGGTGTTGGTGTACCATCTTGGCTTGTATTACCTTTTAGTGTAGTATTAAGCCTTCCTACTTTAGTACCATCTAAACTAGGACTTATTCCTTCGTCTGATACTTTAGGATAATCATTGTAAACAGTATCTAGTACAGTGGAGAGGTTTTGTATATTTTTATCTACTTCTGATAAATCTACTCCTAAATATGCTATTCTACCATATGCACTAGATAAGTTATTTGACATTGATGTTATTCTATCTGCTATACTCATTGTACGCCACCTCCGACATCTAAAGTAGTTAATGCTGTTTCTATATCTCCTACTAAAGTATCAACATAGGTTTTATTTACAAGTTCTTTACCTGTTATAACATTTTCTAATGTGTCTTTAGCAATTATCATATAACCCGCTGAACCTAAATAAGTAGAATAAGATTTACCTGAACCTATTAAATTTCCCGAACTTCCTACTGTAACTCCATTAGCGGTTGAAACCTTTATTGTGCCACCCGTACTACTACTTGCATAATCAGTATTCTTTACATATCCACTATCATTTGTTAAATCACTTGTTTTAGTAGGAATATCTAAAGATAAGTCTTTTACATATTCTACTTCAATTTGTGTTATACCTAAGTTAGTATCTACCCATATATGATTTATACCTTTTAAAGTAGTGGGAAGTACAGATAGTTTTGGTAGAGGTATTATAGTAGGAGTTGCTAGTACATAATATGCTGTTGTATTGTGGGCTGATAACCAACTTTTTACTTTATCTCTTGCTTCATCATTTGTATCTCCGCTAACCACACCAGTTAATGTATCATCTAAAGATATAAATATTTGTCTATCTCCACTAAACACCATTCTATTAGATGTTGTAGAGCCATACATAAAATAATCTGAATAGTAATTTAATGCTGCAAAACGTATCCCACGAATTCCCCAACCACTTATAACAGTCCTATTTGTAGGTGTTGTTAGTCTGTTTTCATATACCCAACTTTCTGTGCCATTCAACACTACTTTACCAACATTCTTCTGTAATGCCACATTTCCATATCTGTCTACCAATAGTTTGTCTTTTACAGTATCAGTAGCACATACTTCATTACCATCTAGGTCTATTGGTATTGTTTGACCTTGATATGGCTCGTAAGTTCTTTCTGTTGTACTACCTTTAACCAGCATAACTTGTTTTGTTCCATCTGCTTCTAATAATCCTATATTTGCTTCATAATCATCATCTATTGTAAATGTTATTTTAGATACTGCGGCACCACCATAATACGAATATGAACTAGAACTAAAACTCATACTAGTATCTGCTGTTAAATGTCCTGAAGTTGTAACAACACTATTGTTTTTGAATAGTTTTATATAAATGTTTTTGTTAAAAGTGTTTCCATCACATCTAGCTAATGCATAAGTCCCCGTAGGTAATTTAGCATTTATTGTACTTCCAGGTGTAGATATATATTCATTTTGGAAAAATTGTTTTCCTGTTCTATTCCAAGTAGCAGATGTTACTTGTGTTATAGTTTGTGGATAGTTAGGATTAGGAGAAGGTATTCCACCTGTATATGGTTCGTATGTTCCGCCGCTTGTTGATAGCATTAATTCTTTTACTGTTGCTGTCAAATCTGCACTTGTTGGATAATCTGTCTTTGCGAACACATACATTACTGTTGCTTCTTCTGTTAAAGTTATCGTTCTATCTTGTGATGTAGATAGGTTATATATTGCTCTCTCAGGGTCAAATCTTATAGTTACATTAGAAGAGCCATCACTACATGTTGCACTTGTATTTGTTAAGTGATATGTCCCCGCTGGAATAGATATATTATTTAATGTGTACATTCGGGTAACTGCCAAGTCAGTATCTACATTAAGCAAATTTTTCCCTGTTGTACTCTCCTGTTGATATTTCCCGTCTGCTACTACATTTAATACTTTATAAGGTTGTGCATTATCTATATCAACATTTTCTCCACTTTCTCTATCTGTTGGCAGTAACTTTTCTACTTCATATACTGCATTACTGTCTATTACATTTGTACTGTTTTCAACAGGAGTAGTATCAGGATTTATTTGCATTATTTTGTTTGATACTTGCTGTGTTACATTACCTATCTTTAATCCTTCTACTACGTTTACTTCTGCACCAGCTTCAATGCCTTGTAATTTAGTTACCAAATCATCAGTTATACCACTTTGTATTGCTTCCCATTGTGCAGCAGTAAAAGAAGAATTGTTTAACGCATACTCGAATGTCCATGTACCACTAGCATATTTGTATCGGTTGTAAACAGTATTTCCAGCACTATCTACGTCAACAACAAAGCCATAGTCGTTTTCGTCTGCTGTAACTTGTTCTAATTCTGCTAAACTGTTGTATGTTCCTCTGAAAGTAGCTGTTGAAGTAGCAACAGTAGAATTTACAAAGCCTTCAGTAGTTAATTTATTTGTTGGACTTGCTTGTGTTGGTATTAAGTCATCGTGTGTATCAATAACTACAGCTCCAGTATTACCATTTACTGAATTTACAGGATAAGGCGGTGGGTTGTTTACTGAATATTGACGTACGTTGTCAACATTTCCCAAACCTACATCACTCTTATTATAAGTTTGTTTTATGTTTAAGTCAGAAGAAGTTTTGTTACCACTTAATTCAACACCATTTATTGAAGGCTTGTTAGACAATTCTTCATAATCCGTTGTATCAGTAGCGTTTATTGTTAATGTACTTCCTTCTTGCTCTATTGTTACGTTTTCTCCGCCTTCTATTGTTATTGTATTTACTCCGTTTATTTTTGCATCCTTACCATCTATAATCTCTGTAGTTGTCGCTGTACCCGTTTTATCGGTTGTGGTAATATAAGTAGTATCCTCAATTTTTTCAGACGTTATATTGACGTTTTCTGCCCCATTTACGATAGCTTCAATCTCATTAAGATATGCCTCCCATGTTGTAGGGTCTGGTAAATCTTGCGGGTCGGCTGCGGGTAATTCTCCAGCACCAATTTGAAAATAAATCGGTTGAAGATTAGTAGATATTTGATACGTTTTCTTGTCATCTTCTATTGTGTATCCTACAAAGCCAATATAATACGTTCCACTTGTATTTCTATCTACTTTAACTTTGTTAGCAACTACTGGTATCTTAACAGCTTCAGCTCCGTTGATAATAGCATACTTTGTTAAGTTATCCCAATCTGAAGTAAACTCTGTGTCTATCTCGTAATAATCAATAGAGCCTGAATTATACAATACTTCGTCTTGTACTTCTAATTTATCATGTGTTATTACAGCTTTCATTCTATTCGCCTCCTAACTCGTGTAGTTCTTCTCTTAAATCTTCTTTTTCACTTATTGCTACTGCTATTCGGTTAACTGGAGTTACATTTTCTCTTATATAATAATCTTCCCATTGTCTATCAACAGTTTTGTCTAACTCCTCTAGTTTTTCAAGTATCTCATTGATACGTTCTTCGTCTAATTCTTCTTGTGTTTTTTCAATATAAGTAACATCTGTAATTCTATCTCCACTTGTTGTAAGTTCATATCGTGGATAATATTCAATTATCTTTCTCGCTAGTTCTGAATTGTCGTCTAATACATAGTAATCTTCGTCAGTCCAATTAGAATTAGGCATATCAGAACGTGTTATATAATTCTTATCTGTTTTACTTATTAACATTGTCTAACCCCCTATCGCTACATAATACAAAGTATACGCAACGGGCGACCCACTTTCTGTTATTGAAAAACCCGTTGATGTAATTGCTACTTTATGCCCACTATATTGGTCAGTTATTATTATAGGTATATTATAGTCTCTTGGGCTTGAGTCTGATACTGCCACCCCACTATAATTATTCATTGCAGAATATATAATTACTAGTTTAGGCTTAAAACCTACGTTTACTGTAATTGTTTCATTTCGTGTTATACCGAATGTGCCTGTAACGACAGGGTTTTGCGCCATTTCCCATTGCGCGCCGTTGTATCTTAATAAGTAATCTCCCCCAGTACGCAACATTCCATTTACACTTACCCAGCCTAGCGAGTTTACATTTATTTGCGGGTTATATGCCCAAAAGACATTCCCTTCATATTCTGTTACTTGGAGTTCATAGACATTTACTGTCCGCCCTGTGCCTACTATAAATCTATAATACGAATAGTTAAGGTTGTTATTTAAAGTTATTTCTGACAACGTACTTATATTCTCAGAAAAAGTATAAAGGTCAGTCCATGACGTACCGTCGTTGCTACCTTGTATCTTGCCATCTGGTATATAACTAGAGCCACTAGTTACTATACGCACTTTCATTTTTTTTATTTTTATTGCTGTTCCGAACTTCAATTGTATCCATGCCGTTCCAGAACTAACATCGCTACTTTTAGCCCAATATGTGCTTGTATTGCCATCTATCGCATTCCATCTGCTGTTTGTTGCGCTCTCTGTATTTGCTGTTATCTCTTCTAATCCCAATCTGCCATAAGGTATATAATCGCCTGCCCACGTACCATTAACTGACGGCATTCTTAATCTTATTAACTTACCCGTTTCATAAGAAGTTAAAGGCACGTCAACACTTAATTTTACTGTGCCATTATCAACAGTTGCAGTTGGTGTAACACTTCTATCTATCGTATACAAATCGCCTTGTAAATTCCTAAACAATGCACTATTTATTGGTGTACCTACTTCGGTCGGCTCGTCTGCTCGTGCTACTGTTACTTCTTCTACTGTACTGTCTGAATGTGTTACCTCCCATGTATTGGGTTTAGTAGGTAATCTATCTTTTATATCTTGTATCATGAAAAATATCCCTCCCCACTTATTACTTCGCCACTATATTTCCAGTTTTGTTCCATGTTGGATATTCCTGTGTCTAAATCATATAAAATCTTCTCTATTGCATTTGCACTTTCAAAAGTTAATTTATTCATTGAATTAGGAAGTTCAGCAGTTATTCTTACACCAATTACATTCATTAAGTTGCGGATATTTTGTAAATATGTTACAGCTTGTTGTTGTGTCATGAAGTCTGTTACAGCCCAGTCGGTTTTAGGAGATGTCGTGTTTAAGTACGCATAAGAATTTAATTTGTTACTTAAATATTCAACCCATTCTCCTACTCTGTTTAGTGTCTGATAATCAATAGCACCTTTTAAGAAGTTATCCCATTCGGTTAGTTCCTCTGCTGTGATAGTTCCTTCGTTATATTTTGCATTCAACTCAATAGCTCTATCAACGTCAGCTTGTGTTCTATCATATATGAGGTTATCCACTTATACCACCCCTTACTGTACATTGACCTTTATATCCGCCTGTTAAATCTATGTCTAATTTTGTGATTATTCCTTGACGTGTTGTATCTTCTATCTCAACGTCTACTGTATCTCCTACTTTCTCGTCTTCTATTAACAATGTGAAATCTTGTGTTAATCTCTTTTGATAATCGTCATAGATAAAATTAGCAACCGCTTGGCCATTTGATTTTGTAATACAATAAATATCTTTTACTTCTACTTGCTGTAAATCATTGTAAACTAACGCACGTTTTGTATACATACTTACATTTGCATTATATTTTGCTCCACTTATTACAACTTCGCCTGTACTTCCTACTACTATTATAACATAATTTAATCCTTGTTGCGATATAGTTCCACCAGTTATTGTTTTTATTCCCGATGGCTCTACTTCTACTTCATACGTTCCAGCGGTTAAAGTTTCTTTATATAATTCCTCACTACTTCCTAAAGTGAAGTTATACGCATTTACTACAACACTATTTATCAAAGGATCTTGCGTTAGTTTAGTGTTAAGTTTTGACGACTTATCTATATCGTTACTCGTTCCAATTCCTATATCTTTAATCTGTATTATTCCGTCTCTATCACAATATATAGAACACCTTAACGCAAAACATACTTGTTGTAATGCCTCTCGTATTGATACCAAAGGCACATATCCACTTAATGTTCTACTTTGTACTCCGACATCTACGTTGTAATCTGTTATATTAGCTTGTGTAAAAATATCAGAGAATATATCACTTGCTGACTTGTTATTCCATATTGCAAATTGTTTAAACGTGATATTGTCTAACAGTCCTAACATATCATTTGCCTTGAAATGTGCTACTTTATTGACCGTACTATCCCACTCGTCTAAATAAAACTTACCCATACTTACTGCCGTTCCATTGAAATATTCCGTTACAGTTAGTTCTTGACGTTCTTGTAATGCCGAATATACCCCACTAGGATTAAGAATATTAAAATCTTCATTCCTGTCATATATGCTAAACTCTAGTTCATTTGTTGATACTTCGTCAGACGTTAAATTAACTTCCTCTAGCAAATTAGCTTTTATAATCTCTGTTTTAGTCCATGATTTACCAACACCCCATACTATTTCAGTCAGTTTAACGTATCTTGAAGGTATTGTCATGCCTACAAATTCTATTTCGACTTTGTTGTAATTTTCTACTAAATCACTCAATATTATGTTAAATCTATCTACAACGTGCGTATATGTGCCTAGAATTGAATTATCTTGATAATAGGTAATTGTAATCGACTGTGGTAAACTATCGCCCCCAAAAGTTAATGTAAGCCCTGCTGTTGTATGATATTGTGTGAATGTTTTAGTAAGTACAGGATTAGTTGTAAAATCTCCGTTTTCATCAGATATATCTAAACTCCAATACCCATATTCTTGAAGTGTATTAGGATTTACTAATTCGTGCGTTCCATTTAATATAGTTTGATTTTTCTCACATGAGAATATAGGAGTTGGAGTAGCACCGCTATCTTCTAGTTGGTCTAAATCAACAAAAGTTTGTTTACTGTTAGTTGAAAAAACTCCATCTCCTTTGGCTGTTGTATCTATTAATCCGAATGTTATTTCAGTATAAGTTTCTCTCATGTTGCACCCCCTTTATGGAGTAAATTGTGGAGCTTTTGCTATAAATCTTACTTCATAGCCACCCCATGTATTATTTCCTGATTTATACTTCTTTAAGTTCCTTGTAACACCCGTTACATAACACCTAAAAGTTAATGTACTGTCATTGTGTGGCATTGTAACAGTATGATAATCTACTACTTCAGAAATCTTGTTAAAGAAAGCATAGGCTGTTGCTTTATCTTGTATATCGCCTAACTTAACACGATAGTTAAAGAATAATCCTGCTACTTCACGTTGTAAGTCCCAGTCCTCTGTACGTTCTGCCGATTTATCAACAAAAGTTCCTTCTTGTTTTAGTTCTGTTATGTTCAAATCAAAGTTATCTCCATCAATAGTTATTATCATACTACACCTCCTATCAACCTAGCTCCAGTTCTACGTTGTTCTTTCTTTATTGCAGGGTTTAATACTCTTGCTAATTGACTTAAATTACCTTCAAAGTTTATATTTATACTTTGATTTTGTGAAATCATTTCCGCCAAATCTTCCATCCACTCTGTGTTGCGGTCTAAAGGTAATACTGCTTCACGTCCTGCGTCTCCTATAATAGCTTGTGTTGGCTGATATGCTATTCCGCCTTTTGCTAAACGTGGTATTGATAAACGATTTAGGTTAAAACCAAAACCACTTATGCCAAATCTTTCTTCAACCCAGTCAGGTAAATCCCAATGCAAGGTATTTAATTTATCTACTATGAAGTTTACTGCACGTTCTACTATGTCTATTACTCCATTAAATGTATCTGTAAATGCTTTTTTAATTCCGTCTTTCATAGCAATTAGTTTTTCAGTCCAATATGTTTTAGTAAGTTTAGGAGCAATATTATCGTTAAACCATGTTGTTATCTCAACCCATTTATTAATCAAGCCTTGCTTTATACCACCTACTATATAACTTGCTATATCATACATAACTGTTGCGTATTCTCCATATATCCCAAATAGTTCTTTAAGTTTGTCAATAAATGGTGTTACAACGTGTTCGTTTAGCCACTGCCCTATTGTTTCAAAAGGTTTTGCAATTCCTGCTAAAAAGCCCAAAATTACGTTGCCACCATGTTCTTCAACAAATGGCTTGAAATAATCAACAGCCGAATTAAATCCTTCTTCTAAAAATCCTGTAATTAAATCAGAAATCATTTTAGGGGTATCAAATATTAACAGTTTTAATACATCAAAGAAACTCAATAACAAACCGCCCCAGTCAATACCAGCCAAGAAGTCAAATATAGCTTTACCAATTGACTTCCAGTCTATACCCCTTAAGAAGCTTGTAACTAGACTAACTGCGCCTTTTAATCCTTCAGATATAGTTCTCGCTAATAACTTCCAGTCAATGCCTTTTATAGCGCCATTTAATAAATCTGCTATTCCAGTTCCAAAGGCTTTCCAGTTGAATGTCTTTAAGAAATTATATGCAAAATTCAATGCGGTATTAAATCCTTGTGCTATTGTATTGCCTACACCTTCCCAGTTTAGGTTTTCAACAAATCCATTTAATCCTTCGGCTAAACCTGTTCCGCCTAATCCTGCTTTTAGTTGTATTGCGTTCCAGTTTATACTTGCCATGCCATCGTTAATCTGATTAGCAACATATTGACCTAATCCGTACCAGTCTTGGTTTTTTATTAGTTCTTCTAAATTGCTAAAGTCAGGAATAATATCTTGCAAGTTCCCTGCTATATCTCCAGCTCCACCGCTACCATCAGTTTTATTTAATGTGTTTATCTCGTCAAAACTTGCTAAAGCACCTTTTGCGTTTTTTGCTGTTGCTCCTGTTGATTTTGCAGTAGATTTTGCCAAAAAGTCAACTCCCGTAAAGGCTTTTACTATTGCGTTTACTACTCCTAGTATCTTGTAAAATACTGTTAATACTGCGTTAATTACAGGCAATAACCCTGAAGCAATAGACTGTTTTAATTGAGATAAATTTGCTTGAAGTTGTTTCGCTTCGGCATTACCACTTGATGCCCACTCTGATATGCTCGAGCGTATTAAACTTGATACACCTCTTATTCCTACTAATGCTAATCCAAATCTTACTAATGATTTAGCTCCTCTTGTAATTGAGTTGCCTATACCTTTGAATGTCTTTTCAAGGTTTTTAGTGTCTATTTTTATTTTCCCTATGCTATGTGCTACTCCAGTCCAAGCCTTGTTTTGTTCGTCTATGTTCGCACTTGCTTTTTCTGTATGAACATCAGTTGAGGTTAAAGCGGTTGCATATTTATTTACTTCATCAGTTAATTGTTTTTGCTTTTCAACTAAATCCGAATATTCTTTACTATTAGCTTTAAACTGTTCTGCTAATCCTTCCATGCTTTGGTCTGTTAGAGCTATCCCTTTTTGCATTCGCATAAAGTTGTCAACTAACATATCCATTTGCTGTTGAGTAGCTTGTATTTCGGCAGTAAGTCCTTTCATATCGCTTTTTGCGTTCTTTATATTTATTTTAGTATCTATTATAATTGAGCCGTCAGCCATCTATACTGTCGCCTCCCTTCAATAATTCTTCAAATTCGTCTATCATCTCTTGTTCTTCTTTTGTGCGTTTGTGTGGTAGTTCAACATTTCTCATTGCTCGTATTATCTTGTTACGTGATTTTGCGTCTTTGTACTCACTTAAATCTGTGTTACGTATATCTCGTACTTTGTTCAAGATACATTTTTCTGTAAGCCCACTTATTAACGCACAATATTTCCACCAGTGCATATCTGTCACGTCTAAATCTATTCCATAATCACTCATGAATGACGCTGTTATATAATCTTTGTCATAATCAAAATCCATGTCTTTTTTCGATATAGCCTTATTTTCTTTACCACAACATAAAAACTTTGTCGCTATGTCTAAAGCTTTCTCCATGTCAACGTCAATATCTCCAAATAATAATCCTACTACTGCATAAGCACGTTCTATATCTGTTATGTCGTCATCTTCTATTGCCTTAAAACAAGCTAATGCTATTTTATAATCTGTATTTAATTCATATGTCTTTCCATCTATCTCACATTTTGTTGGATACATATTACTTCAACACACTTTCGTCTTGTGGTTTATATTTCTCAATTAACCCTTTACGCATTCCTTCTAATGACATATTGCCTTTTTTCATAGCTTTTTCAAGTTCAGGTTTTATTGCCTCAAATAAATCATTAAACATATTTATTGTATTTATATCTCCAAATATTGCTTGACATACCCCACGACCTAAAAACCTATCTACTTCAACTCTTAATTCGTTACATACATCATTTAATGCGTTCAAGCAGTCTAAAGTGTTTTGTGTTATTCCACTTTCTAAAGTCTTATCTTCTCTAGCTGTTATCTCATTTATCTTGTCTTGATAATCTTTTTCTTTCTCCATGATTTTTTGTTGTATGTTAATCAGTTTAGCAGGTAACCCCATATCGGTTAAGTCTAGTTTGATTAAATCAGGAATACCATTTACTGTTATTGTGTATAACGATTTTGATTTTATCTCAATATTTGCGTCACTCATTTTATTTCCCCCTTTTACAAATAAAGGGAAGCATTATTGCTCCCCTCGTCTTTTTAATTATTAAACACTATCTGGTGTAAATGTTACTGTTCCACCTGTTATTGTTGCAGTTCCTAGTGTTGGGTCGCCGTCTAAATCAATTGTGTAATTTAATACTACGTTTCCTCCACCTTCTCCGCCGAAATCTCCTATTGTTATTGTGCAATTGTTTTTTTCAGCTTTATATACTCCTGTGCTTTCTTCGTCATATATATATACAAGTAATAATTCGCCTTGTGCCTCTGAACCAACTGCTCTTGTTTTTCTTAAATCATCTACATAGTCAAATACTGGGTCACCAGCATAAGCTGTTTGTGGGGTATCCATTGTTGGTGCATAACTATCAACACTATTATTTGCATTATCTTGATGTATATATGTTTCAGTAGTTTTAGAAGCATTGTAAGTTAATGTTTGCGATGTGATACCTTGCCCCATTCTTGACCATACAGGCACAGCAATTGTTCCTGTATTTAAGAAAGCAGCGAAATCTTTTCTTTTAAGTTTATACATGCTTTTCACTCCTTTATATTGAATAATTAGGGTCTAATTCATCTTGTTCATATAATAATCGGCATTGTATTTGATACCTTGCTGTCTGTAATCCTGCGTTAGTATTAAATAAATAACCGCTTGAAGTTGCCTCTATCTTATAAGGTGTCTTTCCTTCGCCTATGTCGGGTAAATCTCCCTTTAGTGTTTGTAATTCTAGCCATTCAGCAAAATTCTTGTAAAAATTACTGTTTGCTATGTTTTGGATTAATTCTTTTGAATACCACTCACGACTTGCAAACGTAAACGTTAATTGGCGTGTTGTCGAACCATCTATGTTTTCAGATATAATAGGATTAGAAGGTGTTTCCTCAATAGAATATTCAACTGCCTCATTTCCTAACCACTCAATGTATATATTCCCTTTTGTGTCTAAATAAGGACAGGTTGCAATAAATTCTCTTATTTTCTCTATCATTTCATTGCCTCCTTCGCTCTCTGTACTATATCTTGCATTCTATCTAATGCCATTCTTTCAGCCCAATAACTCCCACGTCTACCATTTTGGTTATGATATTCTCCAGTTGGTACATCGTCTATTCCATGTAAATAATATTGTTTTGAAGCATAATTGTATCCGTTTTCGCCTACTGCACTATATGTTATTTTACCCTTACCGATATCATACATATATGGAGAATTTGCTAACTCTCCCGTATCCCATGGGCAATAGTCTAAACAATACTCAATTACTGCCTCGTCAACTGCCATCTGTACTGCTCCATTTTCTCCAAAGCCTTTTTCTTCTAAAATCCGTTCAATGTCTGGGAATTTTATTTGTGCCATTATCTACCACCTACTTCATAGTGAGGTACTGTGCCATAATTCTTAAAGTCAACACTCGTTATAGTATATGTTACATAGTCTTTTTCTAAATCTATCATACTTGTATAATCTGTTAAGACTTCTCCAGCTACTATTCTGTCGCCTTCTTTTAAGGTCCAACCAGTTCCGTTAAATTCTCGTGGTGGTACTATGCCATCATAGTCTTTTATAAACAATGAAATCTTGTTTGCGTTTTGTAATCCTTGATTAGTTGCTACAACACTTATGTTATCATAAAACGTGTTTGTTAAAATCTTGCGTTTGTATAATTGTTCGTGGTTTTTTATATATGAGCAAAATACTGTTATTGTTTTATTCCATACCAAGTACAACTCCTCCCCTCCGTATGTATAACCATACTAGAGGAGCTATTGGTAGACCATTTGCATATCGTAATCCGCTAGAATTATTACCTTTACTATAAGAATATCCACCAATACTTTCAGATACAAATTGTGATTTATCATTACCTACTAAAGCATCAATTCCACCGTTTTTATGCAAGAACTCAATCTGTGCACATTCTGCCTTCTTTACGTTGTCAGTTTCTTCTCCTTGATGTAAACTCATGATTAAATCATAACTTCTTTTAGCTAATCGGTTAAATTCTGCGGGGTCTATTTCCTCGCCTTGATATTCTATTCTGTAAAAGTTATAGTCTACCATCGTTTCTCCCCCTTGTACTAAATACTAAATGACTCATTTACTGCTGCGAATGGGAACCTTGTTGCAGTTGTATTTAATGCGTTAATAGGATTAGGAATTTCCCAACCTACTCTCATTACTGCACGAATTGCAGCCATATCTTGTTGCAACAAGTTGTATAAAATTTCTCCAGTTGAAGGGTCTTGAATAATACCTTCTCTAAATATATCGAAGGTCATATCTTGTCTAATAGCATAAACTGCTTGGCTGAAATCTCCTACGATAAAGTCAGCAATGTCGCTATCCCATGCTCCATTGTCAACATATTCTCTTGGTAATGCGTCAATTTCTGTTCCTTTAATAGGTTGTTTTGTGGTGTCTAATAACATTCTGAATTTAGCTTTTAAGTCAACTCCACCTACTAATGCTTTAGGATCATAACCACTTAGTTCAACATAAGCCATAGCATCGCTTACGTCTTTGTATAAATCTCCAGTAGAATTTACTGTTGCACCTGCATCAATTATAGAAGGTACTAAACCTTTTCTAAATTGTGCTGGTTTGTCTGTTCCAAAGAATACTGCTTGGTCAAATTTCTTGCCAAATGCTTCTACTAATCTTGGTTTTGCTTCAGCCCATATATCATAATCTGCATCATCTAAAGTAGCTTGTGCTATTGGAATAATAACAGCTAATTCTTCAGCATAAATGTATTTGTTATCCCATGCCATGTTTGTTAATTTCTTCTTGCTGTCTGCTCCAGCAGTACCCATTGTTTGCCAGTATGCAAGTGGTAAACTATCTAATACTCTCATTTTTGTTGTACCGCTAGACATATTTGGTAATTTTCTGAATAATTGCATTGCTTTTGATTGTTTTACAACACCTTCAATTATTTCTCTTGTTTCTTGCTCTGGTATTAACGCACTTGCGTTATTTCTTGTAATCATTGACATTGTTCATCTCTCCTATTCTTTTCCTCTAATTAAATCATTCATAAATTTATTATTATTGTTTTCAGTTGCTGTACCTGTTAAGTTAGGATTTACTCCTTGACGTGGTTTAGTAGCCTCTGTATTGTATTGTGGGTTTTCTTTCTTGAAGTTCTTAAATGCTGTGTCAAAGTCAGTATCTTCATTTACTTTTTTCTTTATCTCTGAATATACAAAATCAGCAAATTCTTCTTTTATACCACCTTTTGTTAAAGCCATTCTTTTGGTTATTCTGTCATGTTCACTTTCAAGGTCGGTGTATTTCTTTTCTAATTCTTTGTAAGTCTTTTCCATGTCTTCAAGTTGTTTTTTGCTTCCTTCGTCATTCTCGATGGATTTTTGTAATTCTTCATATTTTGCTTTCATTTCTTTGTACTTCTTTGTTTCATCATTGAACTTGTTTTTTGATACATAATCTCCTGCTGAGATCTCTGTTATTTTTAATCCCTTTTCTTCTACCTTGTCGGTAAAAGCCTTAAAACTGTCTTCGTTTTCAAAACAGTCTTTTAAAAAATCTAAATCTGCCATAAGTAAATCTCTCCTTTGTTTTTTATATGCGGTTCACTCCGCTAGTGATTTTTTATGTGCGGTTTACTCCGCTGTCGTCATTTTTTATATGTGGTTTCCCTCCACTAAAATCAATATACTACACTTTTCCATATTTTGCAAGGGGGTTATAATACCCTACCTAACTCGTCTTGATATACTCTTTTCATTTGGGTTTTTATTCCACATACTCGTGAAAACTCTTTATACTGTTGATTTATTGCTCTGTATTTCATTTTGTCTGTGGTCGTATCTAAATTAGCTTCTTTTAATCCAACTATTTTAGACCTGTACTTACGCATTCTACGTTCAAACTCACGTTGCTTTTGCGTCTGTTCATACTTATTGTATGGTTTACCATTATACATTATTGTTTCTCTTTCTTGGCGTTCTAGTTCTCTTAATTCTGCTTGTGTGTATTTAGGAGGCATTTCAGGGTTAACAGGGAATTCACTATGTCTGCAGTTGTAATCTTGCATTGTTCCGCCACCATATCTAGCATATATCTTATCTTTAGTCGGATATAACTTACCTTGCCTATCGTATCTTTGACCGCCCCACCCATGCGAGGGTCTGTGTCCTGTGTGCCATGAAATCTCGTATACTGTTGTACCAATAGAACGTGCATCTATTTCAGATACTTGCTCTTGCATATCTTTTAAGCCTGTCATTATCTCTCTACGTGTTGCTACGTCTATTCTTGAACTTGTACCTCCAACACGATTTAATTCTTCTCTTGGGATAGTTCTTACTCCACTAGAAGTCATTTCATTTACGATAGGTTTTAATACTTCGTCATACGTTTTACCTTGTTTTATCCCATTGTAAACACTATCTAATACTATATTGTAATATGCGTTTATTTCAACAGGTTTTACACGATTATTCACAAGCATAACAAATCCCAATAGTAAGAACATATCGTATATCCTGTCTTTTGTTTCCCTTGCCACTTTGTCACGTATTTCTAACACTTCACTATTCTCTTTGTATGGGAGTAAATTTATCTCATCAAATTTTGCTGTTCCAATATCATAGTTGTAAGACGTTTCAGTTGCTTCATTAAAGATATCGTCTATTTCTTTTTCAGACTTTTTCAATATCTTAGCTATAATCTTACGTATATCTTCACTCGCTACTTTCATTTCAAGAGCCTTAAATATTAAATATTCCGTTTCGTCTGTTATTCTTGACGACTTTTCAAGCCCTTTTATAATACGTTCTATTAACTGCTTTTGTACTTCGCTATATAAAGAATTAGCTTGTATTTGGTATTTCTCCATTTGTTCAGGTGTTAGCATACCACCACCTCTATTCTATTTCTTCTACTGCTTCAGGTAAATTCTTCAATGCTTCTTCTTCAGTTTCATTATACCATTTCATGCGATATTCTAATCTACTCATAATACCACTTGCTACTTCTTGTCTGTCTGTTTGGCGTTCTGCGGTCTTATCCTCAATGATACTATCGTCAAAATCTACTGTTATTTCAGTAAATGTCATTGGTTGTCCTGCAAATGTTGTACTTATATATGCTATTGCATTTACTAAATCATATAATACACTTTCTAAAATAATCTCATGTTTCTTTAACGTTCTAAACAACTTTGAATTTTCACTTATAACTTGTGTTGCAGTTGCTACTCCACTAACATCAAATTTATAATATCCTTTTCCAAAGCCATCTTCTTCAGATAACAAATCAAGATTAACTTGTATTCCTTCAACGTGTTCTGCTACTCTTAATTGTTGTGTATTATCCATTAAACCTATATTGTTGTTAGAATTTAATTCACTAGGTAGTACATAGAATAACGTATCGTTTGTATCAAATACTTGTATTGTTTCTCCTGTGGTTGTATCAACTGTCGTTAAGTCTTTATCTATGAATATTCTCTTACGTCCTAATAAGAACTCATTTACTAACCCGTCGAAAGCTATATCTAAACTTTGTAATACGTTTATACTATTTGCGAATACACTTAATCCAAACGGGCTGTCTTCTTTGATGTTATTACAGATATTTGGTTTTAATATAACAAACCACTTTATGCTGCTTCTAGTGTCAAATTCTTGCTGCATTTCTTCATTGTCAATAGCTTTCAAACTTCCGTTATTATCTTCAAACAAGAAATTCCTTATTACATAGTTACCTGCTTCGTTTAATGTGTGCATATTTACTATTACATAATTCTTTCCATTTTCTGTTCTAGTTGTTACAAAAGCACATTCTTTTATTCCTGTTGTATCCCAACTCAATGGATATATCTTACTCGCTGATACTGTTTGTATTCTTACACTTGTGTCGTCTGTCAACGTAAAAGCTTGTAATTCGTCATCATACGCATAATTTGTTACATCTAACACGAACGCACCTGTACCCATCGCAAAAGTCTTTTCAATTAACTGGTTACATACAACCCAAAAGTCATTTTTAGTCAATACATCGTCTAATATTTTGTTTGCGGTTTCGTTGTCTGTCTTAATTTTGACACGTTCATTGAATAACAAATCCGCCCAATCTTCGCATACCTTTTTAGCCATCTGTAATGATTTTCTCTTTACGTTTATCCTGTTTGTTCCGTTGTAAATAGTGTAATAATGGAATGACTTTACAACACCTTCGTACCAACTTTTCCACACTTCTACATTAGTTGACCAGTTGTCATACTCTGTTGTGTCATATCCTTGCCCCTTAAAGAACTCTTGTAAATTCATCTCTCTACCCCCTAAATTGGAAATTATTTTTATAAAATGTTTGATACTTTCCCTGTGATACAATGTCATTTTTTGCCTATATCAAGCCATTTATATTTTTAGTAAATTTTAACATTTTTGGTAATTATGAATTAACTACCAACTTTTTTTGAGATAATGTTTGTCTACTATCTATAATTCTATTATAAAACGGAAATACAGAATATTCAAATGCGTCTAAACTGTCTATATCAGTAGAGCCATCGTCAAGCCTTGTATCCTCATGGTCGCTATCCCATACTGCTTGTTCTAATGCACCTTCTAAATCCTTGTTTTCTCCGTTAATTATCTTAAATCTGTCTTGTGCCATAAGTATTTGTACCATTTCGATACGTTCTAGTATTGTGCCTTTAACACAGTCTTGTATTTGTACAGGTAAACGTTCTTCTTGTGCTTTTCTCCATAAACCCCTAGTTATAACTTGACCTAATCCGCCCCAGTCTGCAAATACGTATTGTGCCTTGCCGTGTTTTTCTATAACTTCTTTATAAAACTTTACAAATTCGTTATATATTTGTTCAGGGTCAAACGTTTCTTCTAATACACGTTGTTTTAAGGCATATATTTGTTTGTATCCCGCTCCTAATCCACTAGCTTGGAATACTGTTCTACCACGACTAGCTCCATAGTCTATTCCTATTGATATAATAGCAATATGGTCATTTATTGTATCAGTAATATATTTACTCTTGTTGTCTGCAAATTGCTTGTATATAATACCTTCTGCTCGTTTCCATAAGCCTAATATATATCTGTCATAATATATTGTACCTTCATATTCCTTGCATAGATTTTCAACAAATTCTTCACTTAAAAATGGATTATCAAATATTGAATAATGTTGGTGGTAAACGTCAACATCACTATCAATAAATTCTTTTACAAAATGTGTTGGGAATTTAGGGTTACAAGCTCCATCAAATGCACTATATGGCTTATCTAATCTTGATTTTAACAACTCAAATACTTCTTCATTCCACTCTGTCATTTCGTCGCCATAACAATATTTTATACTAGAGCCTCTTATTTTAGATACTTGATTTACTTTTTCAGCTCCTAAACAATATGCACTTTCTCCAAATAACTTTACTCTGTTCCTGTTATCTATATTGCCTACTAAACCCTCTCCATACAAATTACGCATAGGTGTTAGTACGTTTCTTTCAATAGTTTCTTTAGTAACTCCTAAAATAACTACTAAACCTTCTTCTCCTATGCGTTCTCTTATTCTTCGAGGTATTATATATGTGTAATCAAGGTATGTTTTACCTGCACGAGTTGCACCTGTTTTAATATTCCATCTGTGATTAGCTTCTCGTATATACTCATATTGTTTAGGACTAAATTCCATTATGACTTCTCCTCTGCTTTTACTTTTATTTCATTTAACAGTTCGTCTAGTTTAGATAATTCTTCTTTGTTTGTTACTTCATAATTATCACGTTGACCTAGATAGTTCTTGCCTAGAAATATAGCCATAGAAGGTTGCTTTTCTGCTAAATGCCATTGCATTCTTCTTAACGAGCTTTTCCCAAATTGCCTTTTTTTGTCAAATACTAGGGAAAAGTTTTCTCCATATACACTATTGCACCAGCTGTTTAGTGTTTTCTCGCTAACATCTAATACTCCGCATATTTCTTCTCTAGTACATTGAATAGCACATAAACTTTCAAATTGTTTTTGGTTGATAGTTTCTTGTTTTTGTTTTATTTGACCTTTAGCCATATTATCACTTCCTTCTTTTCTTTATCGCTATGGATCTACCTTGTTTTACTGCTTTACTACGTTGTTTGTATATTTTACCTGTTTTGCCATATCTATATCCACCTTTTACTTTACGCACTGGCATATTATTCCTTCTTTCTTGTTTTAGTTTTTGCAGGTTGTTTTACTAATTTTGATTTATATTTTACTTCTTCTACTATTTTTGCAAAACCTTTTCCTACTATTTCTTCAGCTCTTATATCTTCTACGATATATTCTTCATCTTTTTCTACATATCTACCTAATTGTACGTCTAGGTATCTTTTGTTTGCCTTGATTTTATACATGTATTTCTCCTCCTTTCTTTTTCCTTTGGCTAATATCTTATCCCATTCGTCTTTAGGTGGTGTATAATCAAAATCCCACTCTGTATTGTATAATTTGTCTATATCTAGGTTGCTTAAGTCTTTCTTTAGGATAAATCCATTTTCTCCGTCTTTTACTCCTATTTCGTGCATTGCTGGTATATCAGATACTATAACAGGTTTCCCTATACTTAATGCTTCAGCTGGGCTGTAACCAAATCCTTCTGCTCTTGATAATTGTACTAGATAATCACATTTATTTATATAATCTATTACGTTTAGTGTTGGTGGTAAATACACAACATTAGGGTTTGGTATTTCTCGCTTGTCATTTGTAAATACTAACCATACAAAAGGTCTTTTACTTTCAGTTAATCTTTCAGCTAATTGTATCATTAAGTCTTTACCTTTTTCTTTTGTCAAACGTGTAGCACTTACTAGGAATAACGTCTTTTGTGGCTCGTCAACTGCGACAGGGTTGTAAATCTTTTGTATTTCTTTATCAGGTAAAATACTCTTGAATGACTTTACTGCTATGTCTGACACTCCTATATAATGCTTTATCTTCTCATGTTGTAGTGGCGTTATTTTGTAATCGTTATAATCTCCATGTATTAACGCATAATATTCTTCAGCTTGTACGTTATCTATTATTTCCATGTTGTAATTAAAGAATGCTTTTTTACATTTGAACGTCTGCCCATAATATTTAACACACCTTGCATATTTAGATATGCGTTTTACTTGTTCAATATCTGCATTCTGATACACTACTACTATATCATATTTTGAGTATTTTTTCGATAGATAGTAAAAAAACGTTTCTGTACCGCCCACAGAATTTAAGTTTCTAAAATAAAACAAATTAGTCATCAGTTCAACCCCTTACTGTGTAAATCTGTAATACTCCCTTCACGTCCGTTGTTGTAATAATAAAGTATCTTGTGTATGTGTTCTATTTTCTTAAATTTAGGTCGCATTTTTTGTTGCCATGGTACATCCTCAAATTTTCGCCCTTCAAAAGGCTCTATTAAATCTCTCTTATAAACTGCATTCCATACAGCCCAATTCCACAAAGGCGGTTTATCGTCAATGTAAACTGTTAAGTTTGTGTTCATTGCCTTCCACCCAAAATAACAACAGTCAAAATCGACTTCATATATCTTGTGAAGTATTGTTTCAATATAATCGTCTGATATGGTGTCGTCACTATCTATAAATGTAACATACTCTCCACAGGCTAATTCTAATCCTAAATTACGAGCTTCAGATAAACCTTTATTTTCAACTGAATGTACTATAAAGAAACCATTGTATGTTAATTCTGACTTTACATATTCCTGTTCATGTACTAAATCTAATTGTGTTTCGTTACACCCATCGTCTATTATGATAACTTCTACATTGTTTACTATTTGCTTTTCAAGTGTTTTTAATAGTTTTAATGTTTCATGTAATGTCTTATAGTAAGGTATTATTATACTTAACTTCATACTAATCCCTCCATGAAAAAAACATATTATGTCTAGTATATCCACCTCTACAAAATGTTTCACTTGGATATACAGCTATTTTATTGCATTCTTGGTATTCGTCTTTATCTCTGTCAATGTATTTGCCTATTATATCACTTAATAGTCGTGTATTATTCTCATACATATCTAATCTAGGCATTAATTTAAATTCTCTATCTGTGTATAACTCTAACATCTCTTTTATCAATTCATTTCCTTGCTCTGCTCCCATTGTAGCAGTAACAGGATAATGTGGCTCTTGAAATCCAGTAAATACTTTGTGTTTTAAGAATTGGTCTAAAGGTTGATATACTGTAACGTCTGTATCCATGTATATTCCACCATACGCATATAAACCCCAAAGCCTTGCAACATCTGACACAAAAGCCCATTTTTTTAAGTCGTATGCTTGTCGTGTAAACTTGTTAATATTTACATCAAAGTTGTTTTCATTAAGTTCAATGTAATTGTAATCAGGCATATATTCGTGCCATGTTTCAATACACTCTTTTACTTTTAGTGGTTTTTCTTTTCCTCCAAACCAACAAAATATAATATTAGTTTGAATTGCCATTGTATTTACCTCCTATAAAAAATACACCTGTGTTCTAACACAAGTGTATCATATTTTTATTTTATTTGCAAATTTTGGTTTTTCAAAAACTCTCTTACTTGTTCTGTGGTGAGTATTTTAAACCCTTCTTTTTCTAATTCATTTTTCAAACATAACTTTTTCATTGTTTCAGATATTTCTTTATTTTCCATTTTTCCTTAATCTCTCATAATGTTTTTCTATTTGTTTCCCTTCTACAAACACTTGGTTTTTAAGTGTCTCTCTGTCAAATACAGTATCAGGAATAAAGTTGTTGCATTTCCAAGTCTTTATCCCTTGTGTGCGATAAAAAGATAAATCTAGTAGTGTGTAATTGCAATGTTTAGTACAATTAGTACATATAAGGTTGTAGTTTAGTTCACTAATATCCCTCATATCAAACACCTCATTTTATCGGTTTTGCTGGAAATCTCTCAATAACTTCTGCCCACATTTTCTTTTCCCCCTTTTATTATATCAAGATTTTGTTAAATGTCAATTATTTCTAGTTGTTTCGCAAAAGTAT